AGAAAACCAGTACAAAAGTACAAACAAATTTGGAATATACAATAACTCAAACGAGTTAAATTTTCAAAACGGGAGGCAACCGATAAGCGGCAACAAAGACATGACACTGAATTACACTACACGGGAAATCAATGCAAACTACCGAATCAAGGTTTTTGGCATGAACGAGAACGGAAAGAAAATCAATACGCTGGTGGGCGTGAGCGGATTGCTTAATCTGATAGGCATCGAGATGACGAACAAGTTACTGGCAAGACGTGAGAAGTGCATGGATGATGCTTGCGTGTGCAAGTTACGCAGAGGTCTGAAGGTTACTTTCTACGTGAAGTAAACCGCCCGAATATAGCAGTCGATAACCGTCCATTAATCGATATACGGAACACGCTGGGGGTGGGCGTCCCAGTTGCTGCGAAATGTTCTTTGACTTATTGACACAAACGACAGAGCCGACAATTAATTAACAAATAAAAATTATGGAATACGTAAAAAACGAGTTTTGCGTCACGGTGGCAAAATGTTGCGCATCGTGCGGATATTTGAACATTGTCAAAAATGGGAATGCACGAATATGTTCAGACGGTAACGGACTGGTTAAATCAAGTTACGTTTGCCCTCATTGGGTGATGCGTGAGAACTTGAGGCAAGCAGGTATAGGAGGCGGCCGTATTAAAAAGAAAGCCTACCTAGATATAGTCTTGCAGACACGGGAGAGTGAGGAATGCAGGTACGCAGCAATGAATACAGAGCAGCGCAGGGCGTTCAAGCGAAAGACCGTGAGCGAGTTGCGAGAGAAGTTCTGTCAGACATACGGCAGTCTTTATTACGACATTTAATATATACGATATGGAAAATGGAAACAATAACGTGTCCGAACTGGAGCAGTTAAGGGCACAAGTGAAAGATTTGCAGGAACTAGCGGAAGGGGCAGATGCCAGTTCGACATACTGGTATAACAAATACTGCGAACTCAAAGAGAAGTACAACACCGATATAACGGTATTGAAATATTTAGTCGAAAAGATGGAGATATTGAAATGAAAAAGAAACCAATAACCCCGACCCTGCGGACGATGGAGGTGGGCGCAGTTGTCAGATACCCGATTGAGAGGGTATGCACGATACGCACTTGCGTCATAAGGCTGCACCAGTCCAAGAGGCGAGAGGGAATCAGATTCTCGGTACGGACAAAGGGTAACGATTGCTACGTAAAGCGAATGGCGTAGCGTTATCCAGTGCCGAAGTATTGTTTAACGCAAAATGTAAATGACTATGGAACGGTTAAAGGAGTGGATGATGGTACTGGCAATCTTTGCCGTTGGATACGGTATGCTGGTACTTTCCGCGATACTGAACGGATAAAAACATTGGCGGTGGAACTGGCTACGGGGTTCGATTCCCCTGCCGTACCTAATTGAGTGAGTAAACCATTTTATTAATCAAAACAAACAACTATGGAAAAGAAATCAATCTTTCAGACGTTGAATGACATCAACGTCAACGGACACACAGAGGTCAAGGACACTGGACGGGTACGGTTAACGTATCTGTCATGGGCATGGGCATGGGCAGAAGTAAAGAAAAACTATCCCGATGCCACGTACACTGTGTACGAGAACGCCAACGGATGGAACTACCACACGGACGGACGGACGTGCTGGGTTAAGACTGGTGTAACCATTAAGGGTATGGAACACATCGAGTATCTGCCCGTGATGGATAACCGCAACAACTCGATTCCCGCTGACGAGGTTACGAGCACGGACGTAAACAAGGCAATTCAGCGTTCACTGACAAAGGCGGCTGCAAGACACGGACTTGGCTTGTACATCTACGCTGGCGAGGACCTGCCCGAGACGGAGAGCGTGCAGGTGGCAGAGAAAATAGAGCGTGCGGAACTGGATAAGGCGAAAGCGGAAATCAATGCCGCCAACAGCCGCAACGAGTTAACAGTGGTGTGGAATAAGTATGCACCATTAAAGACTAATCAAGAGTTTATAAAAGCGGTTACTGAACGTTCAAAGAATATTGCATCATGAAACACAATTTAGTTATGAGTGATGTGCGGTTTGATAAGACCGCACACACATACGAACTGTACGGGCATAAGCTAAAAGGAGTAACCCCAATTGTGGCGTGGATGTTCCCCGACACGTATGCAGCCATCCCCGACAGTGTGCTGGCGAACGCAGCCGCCTACGGTACTGGTATCCATGAGAAATGCCAGTTATATGACGAGTGCGGAATCGTGGATGAACACCCGAGCATTAAGGCGTATGCAGAACTATGCAAGCAGAATGGTTTGCAGCATATATGCAGCGAGTATCTTGTGGATGACGGGCAGAACATAGCCAGTTGCATCGACAAGGTGTTTGAGAATGCCAGCGAGAACATTGTGCTGGCTGACATCAAGGCAACGAGCAAGCTACATGATGAACGGGTACGGTTGCAGTTGAGCATCTACGCATGGATGTTCGAGCAGATGAACGGTGAAAGGGTCGATAAGATTGCTGCTATATGGTTGCCCAATCCCGAAAAGAACTACGGTCAGCCGACTATCAAATACCTCCAACGTCTGCCGAATGACACCGTGCAGGAGATTGTCAAGGCATACCTTAATGGCGATGACAGTGCCAAGTTCAGAACGTTGTTTAATCTTCCCACTGTCGCTGACGGACAGTTGCCTGCGAACTTGGCAGAGGTAGAACTGGCAATCGTAGAACTGGAAACCAGCATCAAGAAGATGGAGGCGCAGGAAAAGGAAATGAAGGCGGGACTTCTGAAACTGATGCAGGAGAACAACGTCAAGAAATGGACTGGCGAACATATTACGTTAATCCGTAAGGATGGAGGCACACGGATAACGCTGGATAGTAAGAAAGTGCAGAACGAATATCCCGAAGTATATTACGACTGCATCAAGGAGAGCAAATATTCAGAGAGTTTAATGGTAAAAATCAACTAATATGATACAGATAACGATTACTGGCAACCTCGGAGCAGATGCCGAGCGTAAGCAAATCAACGACAGAATGTATATTGCGTTCCGTATGGCGGTCAAAGGACGCAGGGACACAACGACATGGGTGAGTGTATTATACCGTGACAGTGACAAACTGTTGCAGTACCTAAAGAAAGGGCAATCGGTACTGATAATTGGCGAACCGAGTTTCAATCTATATGTAAACAAAGAGCAACGTATGTCACTGGATATATCCGTATTTGCAAATACGCTGGAACTGACGGGCGTAAAAGACACCGCCCAAGTAAGTACCCAGCCAGTGCAGGAAAACCCGTCAGAACGGCTGCAAACGGGCAATAACGGGAAAATAAGTGCGCAACCAGTTGAGAACGATTTACCATTCTAAGGTATGCGAACGATGATAATCAAAAAACAAGACGGTCGGGTGTCTGCTGGTGCAGACCTCGACTGCTTGTTCGCCACACTACCGAACGGGACGTATGACGTAATTGTTAAACGCCACCGAGAGCAACGAACCATCAGTCAGAACGATTTAATGTGGATGTGGCTGGCGTGCATTGAGGATGCCACGGGAACACCTAAGAAAGACGTTTATCTGCACTACTGCAAGAAGTTTCTTTTGCGCAGGGTTACGTTTGGCAACGATGCGGAAATGGTGTACGACACCAGTAGCCAACTCGACACAAAGAGGATGGGCGAGTTCCTTGATAAGATACAAGCGGATGCGAGTACGGAGTTCGGTATCACGTTACCCAATCCCCAGGACAGATATTTCGAACAATTTTTTCAAACGTATAAGTGATGGAAAGAAAAGAATCATTTGTTTTTTATGCCAGTTTCGCAGAGGCTTTGACAGAGTTAGACGATGCTCAGCGTTTGCAGATGTATGATGCGATTGTGTGGTATGCTTTAGACGGTATAGCACCAACAACGTTGACTGGTGTGTGCAAGATAATATGGCATCTGATTGAGCCTCAGATACGAGCCAATTACGAACGGTGGAAGAAAGGATGCAAGGGAGGCAGACCGAATAAAGAGGAAAACGAAAAACCAGTGGTTAAACATGATGTAAAACCTATGGTTAAACACGATGCAAAACCAGTGGTTAAACATGATGTAAAACCTAATGTAAATGAAAATGTAAATGATAATGTAAATGATAATGTAAATAATAATGTAGTAGTGGGTAAACCCACCGTGCGCACGACATTCACTAAGCCGACTATTGAATTAGTTGAGCGTTACGTGTTAGACCACGGTTATAACATGGACGCACGGGAGTTCTACGACTATTATGAGGCGAACGGCTGGATGGTAGGCAAAAACAAGATGAAGTCTTGGACGGCTGCGGTTTCGAACTGGAATCGCAGGGAAAAGGAGATACGACCACATAGAACGTCAACGGTAACGATGCCGAATGCCTTAGTTACACAGCCAGTATTTTACGACGATTAAAATCAGCAATATTAAAGGAACTATGACAACCGAACAGAAAAAAGAGTATCAAGAGTTTCTCGACCAGAAGAAACAGCAGAGATTGGAAAGTGGATTTGTGGTGACAGACGAGGAGCTGAATCCCGCGCTGTTCCCATTCCAGAAGTATTGCGTGAAGCGGGCTTTGTCCGTTGGCAAGTTCGCACTCTTCGAGGACTGCGGACTGGGTAAGACCATCCAGCAGTTGGAGTGGGCGCAAAAGGTATGCGAGAAGATAGACAAGCCCGTGCTGATCCTCGCGCCGTTGGCCGTTATCTCGCAGACCATCAAGGAGGGCGAGAAGTTTGGCTACATGGTGAAGGAGATAGGCGACATGGACTATCAGCAGGACATGGAGACGGGCATCTACATCACGAACTATGACAACATGGAGCACATCGAAGCCTATCACTTTGGCGGCGTGGTGCTCGACGAGTCCAGCATCCTGAAGAACTTCCAGGGCAAGACGCGCACGGCACTCATCGACGAGTTCCGCAACACGCCCTACAAGCTGGCATGCACCGCCACACCTTCACCGAACGACACCACCGAGATATGCAACCATTCGGAGTTTCTCGACGTGATGAGCCGCACCGAAATGCTGGCGATGTACTTCGTGCATGATGGTGGCTCAACGTCAGACTGGCGACTGAAAGGACACGCCAAGCAAATATTCTGGGACTTCGTATCGACGTGGGCCGTGATGCTGAACAAGCCATCCGACATCGGATATGACGACGAGGGCTACGACCTGCCACCGCTGAACGTGGTGCAGGAGATTGTGGAGACACCGAAGAGGGACAACGGCATGCTGTTCAATACCACCGCCGTGAGTGCCACCGAATACCACAAGGAACTGCGCGATACATACCAGATACGACTCGACCGCGTGGCCGAAATGGTGAACGCCCGACCCACGGAGAACTTCATCATCTGGATTAGTCACGACGACGAGGGCAAGTATCTGCGCTCGCTGTTGCCCGACGCTATCGAGGTGAAGGGCAGCGACTCGAAGCAGTTCAAGAAGGACATGCTGCTGGGCTTCGGTCGTGGTGAGTTCCGCGTGCTCATCACCAAACTGAAGATAGCTCAGTTCGGACTAAACTATCAGAACTGCCACAACCAGATATATGCCTCGTTGGACTTCTCGTTTGAAGCCACCTACCAGGGCATCCGCCGCTCCTACCGATTCGGACAGACGGAGCAAGTGAACATCTATCTCATCACCACCGACACGATGCAGAACGTGAAGGACGCTTTCGACAAGAAGCAGGCAGCCTTTCGCGAGATGCAAGCCGCCATGACGCTGGCGATGAACCGAAACATCAAGAACCAAATACAACTGCAACGCATGGAAGTAAAGAACGAATACCAGAGCGACTACTGCCACATCAAACTCGGCGACTGTGTGCAACTCATTCAGGAAGTGCCCGACGAGTCAGTCGGCTTCAGCATCTTCTCGCCACCCTTCGCTGAGCTTTACACCTACTCGGACAAGCTCGAAGACATGGGCAACTCGAAAGACTATAACGAGTTTTTCAAGGCGTTCAAGTTCCTCGTGGGCGAACTCTACCGCGTGCTGTGGCCCGGTCGCAACATCGCCGTGCATTGCATGGACTTGCCCATTCAGAAGGGCAAAGAGGGATTCATCGGTCTGCGCGACTTCTCCGGCATGATACTACAAGCCTTCGAGGAGGTTGGATTCATCTATCACAGCCGCGTCACCATCTGGAAGAACCCCGTCACCGAGATGCAGCGCACCAAGGCTCTCGGACTCCTACACAAGCAGGTGAAGAAAGACGCTGCCATGAGTCGCGTCGGCATCCCCGACTATCTCATGGTGTTCCGCAAGGAGGGCGAACACGACCACCCCGTGCATTGCGACATCAGCGTTGATACCTGGCAGAAGTGGGCATCGCCCGTATGGATGGACATCGACTACGGCAACACGCTGAACGCTGCCGCCGGTCGTGACTCCAACGACGAGAAGCACATCTGCCCCCTGCAACTCGACACCATCGAGCGAGCCATCCGATTGTGGACCAACGAGGGCGACACCGTTCTGACCCCGTTCCTCGGCATCGGTTCGGAAGTATATACTGCCATCAAGACGGGACGCTACGGCATCGGCTTCGAGCTGAAAGAATCCTACTTCAAAGAAGCCATCAAGAACTGCCGCAACATCGAAGTGGAAAGTCATCAGCCCACGCTGTTCGGGTAGTCCCTACCCAGAGGGCGGCGGCATGATACCCCGTCGCCCTCAATTTTTCCAAGTTAAACCCATAAAATCGGATAAGAAATGGCAAAAGTACAAGGCGGCAACAGAAAAGGTGCTGCGGAGGTTTGAACCAAATTTATTTGCGGAATGATAGACTTTGAAAAGACAATCGGTAATCTGATAGAAATTGGTTACCGACCACGGGCGGAACGTATACAGATAAACGTTCCCGATGCCCGGGAGGTGTTAAAACGGGGTATCGTCTACTTTCTTGGTAGGCGTGCCCGTTGGCTGGACGCTTACGATGAGGTTGCGGACTGGCTGACAGATAACGAGGGCAAGGGGCTACTGTGCCGAGGTACGTGCGGACTGGGTAAGACGGTAATCTGTGCACAACTGATGCCGTTGATACTTAACCACTATTGCAGAAAGATTGTGCCAGTGTATGAGGCGGCAGAACTTGGAAAACGTGCGGACGAAGTGTTATCCCGACACATGATGGTTATCGATGATGTTGGCATGGAATCCCCGTCTGTGGAATATGGCAACCGCAGGGATATATTTTCCGAGTTGGTGTACAAGGCCGAGAACGATGGAAAGTTATTAATTATTACAACCAATCTTCCGTACACTGGCGGCACGGTGAACATGGCAACCCGTTACGGAGTGGTTGTGATTTGCTGAAAAATTAGTATCTTTGCATTGTCACA